TTGGCCGAAGCCGGTCAGGAGGGATGCGCCGGCCCGGATTGTGCCAGCGCGCCGGGCATCTGCGCCACTGGCGCGGTAGATCGACGACTGCAGCGCACCACCGTACCGGGTGTTCAGCGCGTCGATTTCGGCATTCGCCGCCGAGTCGGCCAGCACCAGCAGCGGAGTGCCGGCGCTCGTCGCCCCCGACTTGCCGAGGCTGGCGCGGATGCCGGCAAGCTGCCGCTGCGAGGCGTCGCGCTGCGCTCGCTCCTTCGACGCCGCCTCGACCTCCGCGAGCCGTGCGTTGTAGTCCGCCGCAGCGCCGGCCGCACGACCCTGGCCGATGGCGCCCAGCGCGCCGAGGGCGGTGCCGGCCGACGCCAGCGCGGTGCCGGCCGAGAACGCGCCAGCCGAGCCGATCAGGCCCGTGGTGGCGGCAGTGCCCGCTGCCGCGTTCGCCGCCGCACCGAAAAGCAGAGCCTCGAAGCCGCTCATAGCCTGATCCTCACGAATTCGAGCATGTCCGCCCCATCGGGTCGGTACGCTCGCTTGTACGCTTCCAGCTCGAACCCGAGCATCTTGATCCACCGGATGCCAGGCTCGAACCCCACATCGACGTGTGCCTCGATACGCCGGTACATAGAACGATCGAGGAACCCTTGCACCGCCCGGTGCACCTCCACGAAGTGCGGACCCGCCGCCTCTCCGATCAGCATCCACGCCGTCGCCCGACCCTCCCAATGCGGCAGCAGTCCGCCGCACGCGATCACCTGCTCACCGACCTCGCCTGTCCATGTCAGCCCCAGGTCCGCCAGCGGCGTCAGGTCAGTTGTCACGTCGGCGATGTTCCCCGTGTAACACTGCGCCGGCTGCAGCACCATCGCTTCGGAGTCACCGCGACGCCACGGCCTAACGATCATAGGTGCTCAACTGTGGCATCATGGCCACGATGGTACACGGTGTCGGAAGGCGATGTTCCAGCCGCACGCGCGCACCGATCTCGTAGCCCTCCGGCCACGGCAGGAACTCGCTGTATCCACTGAACAGCTTCACCGGCTCGTCCATCGGGTTCAGGCTGCTGCGGAACGCCATCTCATCCATGTTGTCGGGCGACCCGTACCACAGGCCCGGTCCCGTCTCGAACAACTGGAACACCACGCCGTTGATGCGTTGAGTCTTACCCATCGAGGTGCCGTTCTGCGAGCCAGCGTCGAACTTGACCAGATCCGCGCGCATCGTGTACGGCAGGCCTGCCGACACCACACTCGCGGCACGCTGGAGCGTGATTTGACCGCCCGTGACGGTGCGATTCGGATGCACCGACCCATCGGCCAGCACCGTCACCTCCTCACCCTCCAGATGGTCGAGGCCGGTGATCGTGGAGGTTGCCGCGCCTTGGTACGTGAGCCCGCTGTCCACGAAGAACGCATCGGTCCCGGTGCGGTACTTCTCCATGTACTCGACATAGCGCACCGTGGCGCCGTTCACGACGCGGCGAACGACCATCCACAGAACATCCTGATCGCCGTCCCAATGAGGCAGCGTGATCACCGACTCCACGGCGCCACCGGCCGTGTGCCGGTTCCACCCGACGACATCCTCAGCCCGCTCGTAGGTCATGCCGGCCAGCACGCCGTCGCCTCGCGGAGCCCACACCACCTGCACCGGCTCCTGCTGGTACGCCATGTCGGCGATGCCGGAGCGCGTGATGTGGTCGGCCAGCACGTTCAGGTTCGGCGCGACGTAGCTGTCCGTCTCGAAGTTGTAGGTGTACTCGCGGACCTTCTTCCCGGCGCGCTGCACGAACAGCACGCTCGACGCCACGCGCAGCGGTCGCACGGTGCCGGTGCAGCCGTAGGTGGTCTGCGGCGTGATCTTGACGTTCGTGGGCGTGATGGGGTCGCTGATCTGCGTGGCGCTGATGGTGAACTCGCCCGAGGTGGTGCCGATGGCGAGAACCTTGCCCGGCGAGAGCCAGGTGATCGTGTTCAGATCCTGCGTGTTGATCGTGTAGCTCAACCCGTCGTCGTCCCGCGTGCCTGCGGTGAAGTTCTCGTAGTCGCCGGTCACGCTGGCCCACAGGGTCTGCGGGAACTTGGTGCTGCCGCCGAACCACAGACGATCTTCGTAGAAGGTCACAGTGCGCGGCCATCCTTCGCCATCCGACCACGACCCCCACGCCCAGCGAGTCGTGCCCGTGGTGACGGGCAGCACCTGCACCACCGTCGCGTTGACCGTGGTGGGGCTGGTGTAGCCCGTGATGCGCACGTAGCCCGTGCCGTCGCTGACGTAGGTCCACGACACACCGCCGTCCGACTCGGTGCCTCGGCTGTGGAGCGGTGGCGATGTGCCACTGGTGCCGCCCGCCGCCGTTTCGTAGACGCGGCCTTGGTACTGCACGAGTTTCCCCGGAGGGTACGACGTGGCCGTGGCCCACAGGGTGTAGAACGACTCGGGGATCACGCCGATGCTGATCAACCGGCCAACATCGCTCGGAGAGAAAATGCTCGCCGATGCGCTGATCGTGACGGCGCCGAAGAGTGCGCTCGACGCCACCTGTACGTTGGTGATGTTCAGATCCTGGAACGGCGGGCGAGTGAATGCGATCTCCGTCAGCGTCCAATTCGTCGGCCCGAGGCGCGCGAGTTTCCGAGGCGCGTGGTTCGGATGCACGAGGTACACCACGTCAGCCGATTGTGCGAAATTCAGTTGCGCGAGTTCACTGGCCGCGTAGGGAGTGGCGATCTCGTAAGGGATGCCGCCGCTGAGAACCACGCCGCCGTTGGCGAAGAAGCGTAGGCGCAGGTGGCCGAACAACAGGCCGAACGCCTGCGACGTGCTGAACTCGAAGGGGACGAACTTCTGCAGGTAGGTGCCCTGCGTCACATCGTCAACGAACCGCAGACCGGGGCGCTTCTGCAACGCGCCTGCGATCTGCGGAATGCCGTTCTCGATCAGTTCGCAACCGTTGGCGTACTTCCCGAGGTCCACGCGACCCAGCGCCATCGGGGACAGCTCCCCGGCGTTGAACGTCGTCTTGATAGGCGATACACGCGCCATGTCAGTACCTCACCGCGATCCACGAGTCCTCCTCGAAGGGGACAGGCGGGTTCTCCTGCGCGGCGGCGCGCGTGGCCTTGGTCAGGGCCTGCTCGTATAGCTCCGCGATCCCCTGCAGCTTGGTGTTCGACTGCGTGATGGGCTCGCAGATCTCCAGCGCCAGCGCCAGCGCGGCCACGTCGCAGAACAGCGCGTCGAAGGCGTTGGGGTCTTCGATGCGGGACACGTAGCGGATGCGCATCACCGAGCCGTTGGCGAGGATCGCACCGCCCTCGACACGGTAGTCGCCGGTCGAGTGGTCCAACACCTCGATCAGCCGCAGGTTGTCGGCCGGCAGCGGGAACGACGATCCGAACCCCCACGCTGGCGGCGTGACGGACGGTGCGAGGATCGCCCGGCGAACTGCGAAGTTCGGGATGGCGTCACGCAACGCCTTGTCGCGCGCCAGCGGCCAGTTCCGGTTGCACACCTTCGCCGCCTTGTTGCCGTCACCCAGCGACATGATCGGCGTCTGCCCGATCTTGTCCAACGCGCTGTTGCAGATATCGATGACGGACGGCATCGGGTGTTACTCCGCTTCGGTTTCGTTGATCTTGTCCGCGATGCGATGGAGCAGGACCGAAAGCAGGCGGGACGACAGTGTGTCGTCGTACAAGATGCGAACACTGTTCGTCAGGGTCAGCGCGGTGCCGTCCTGCTTGATCATCGCCTCCTTCTCGGTGTTGTGATTCGCGTCGATGAAAAACTTTGCCATGATGACCTCTCAGGAGGTAGAGACGAGGAGAGGGGATGGTGCGAGGTTCATGTCCATTCCGTCCACCCCCAATTCACGGAACGACACTGCGATCACCGAATCTTCGGAAAGCTGGTCCACGCGCTCGGCGATGCGGCGGATCATTACGACAAGTTGTCGCTTGCTCAGCGAATCGTTATAAAGCACACGCGCCGCACCAGTAAGGGTCAGAGCGGCGCCATCCTGAATCACCATGTTTGATTTCTCGGTGGTGTGACTGGCGTCGATGAACTTGTGGGCCATGATTTTCCTACGTGTAGGATGTGGGGATGGGATCAGACCTGGCAAAGGAGCCATGCAGCGCGCACGGCTCCGATCCGACTGGTGTAGCGGCGCGCCACTGCGTAGTGGCCCAGGAAGAGTCGGAGGCGCTTGGGCATGGTCAGCACCGGCAAGTGGTTGATTTCAAAGCAAAGCGCGAATTCGCGTTACGGACCGGCAGGGGATGGGAATTACTCGACCAGCTCGAAACAGGGCTTGCCGATGCCGCACGCCCAGGATGCGCGCTCCACGAGTTCAATATCGGTCACGATGCGCACCGGCAGGGGA